GTTTTTCGTAGTAATACCTGAGTATTGGAACGTAACTGTAAACTCAGCAATCTGATCAAAATTATCGTAAGACAAATCCAACTGAGCAACCTCAGTAGGAAAAGCTTCATCTAGTCGATAACTTCTCAAATCAGCACCAGATACGTCGGTGTGTGTTACAGTAACCGTGCCGTAATAATCAGAATCGCCAGCACCACCAGTAAGATCATCCTGGCTAAAATCATATTTTTTAATATAATTGGTCCATGATTCCATACTCTTATGAACACCCATTGTTTCATCAGCAATAAATGTTACCTGCCATTCATTGAAGATTCTGTCGCCAGGGACTTTAAGTCTTCGGCCACCAATGTGCGGAATTTCTACAACGCCCATCGTAAATGATGGAATTGTGGTCGCTTTTGCTAGGTATCGAATATTCGCTGTGTCTCCACCCGTGCTCGGCGCCGCGACGGCCGGTATGGCCATCGTAACATAAAAGTTATTAGGCCGAGCCGCAACACCAAGGTTTGTTTTAAATGTATTTAAATCTAATGACATTATGGTTCCCCTTACGTGTAATCACTAGTTGTAAAATATTCATAGACCCAAGTCACAGTATACTCCTCAATTGCGTCAGTTGTGTCGTAGGACAAATCTATCGCACCAATTTCACTAATGAAACAATTTTGCAAAATATATGTTCGTATTGGATCTCCATCGTTATTGAGTTGTTCAATTTTAACGTCGCTTGTGTCTGAAGATCGATCACCCAAAGTAACATCAGTATAATCTGTTGTGTTGAACTTTTCTTGAAAATCTTCCAGAGCAGCTCGTACTTTAAATCCCTGATCACTGATCACGGTAGCTGTCCATTCTGCAAAAGTTCTATCCCCAGCAATTTTTAATCTTCGTCCTCGAAACGGAACTTCGATAACACCCAAAGTAGATGCGGGTAACGCGGCCGCTTTCGTTAGAAAGCCGGCCTGCGTTAACACGGCATCATTTGTGAATGCTGTTTTGTCATATGTCACTTGGAATAAATTCGAACGGGCGCCAACCCCGATAGCACTTCTTAACGATTGTAATGTTGACATTTTTATTTCTCCTTAATTGTTATCTATTAACCACCAATCTCAGCGAAACCAGCCGCACCAGCAACCGAAACAAAGTTGATCTGGATAAAGTTAATAGTACTAATCGGTTGAACAAAAATGTCACAAACAAATTCGTTAGCCTGAACCACAGAATCTGGGTTGTTAGTTTCATCACAGATGACCCTAAATTGATCAATTCCACGACCACCCTGAACAGACCGGAGGTATGAATTAACAATGTTGGTGAAAGAAGAACGAGTGGATGCTGTGTTTTGATCAAACAAAATGTCTCCAGCAGAATCACCAATCACTTCTTCGATTGTGATGAACAAACGACGGACATTGATGCGACTGAAAGCAGTTTTCTTGGCAGTGAAAGTCTTATCACCGAAAAGAACTGTTCCTCGACCAGGCTGTGAGAAGATTGGATTCACACCTAATTTGTAAAGTGTGTCTCTTTCACTTACGACAGGATTCCATGCCAACCGAACTGAATTCAGGATTCTACCAGCTTCATAACCAGCGGGAGAGAACCAAGGAGATGAGTTGTTGTCAACTCGTGCCATACAACCAGCAACATCAGCAGCACAAGGAACATATGCGTATACGTCGTTATAACGATCGTACATATATTTCCAGTTACAATCTGCAACAGCGTATGTTGAATTCGTGCAAGTTGCGACATATGTTGCAACATCAGCAGCTTCTGATCCAGCGTTACCAACAACATCAGCATATTCGGGTGAGAATACCGCAACACAATCTTTACGAGCTTCAGCAATTACGATTGCAGCGTTAACTACTGCCGCATCACCTTGGCCACAGACCAAGAAGTCTACAGTTAAGTTTTGTTTGTTTGCAAAAAATTCCATACCAGTAACACGTTCTGATGAACTGACTGCAGTACCTTCAGCACCACCATCAAGAGAATCTACATGAACTGATGCAACACCGCCATCGGCAAATGTTGTTCCAGCAGCTTCTGTTCCCCAGTTTGTAGACTGTTCGGCTACATCAGCAGTACCAGCCACAAACGTTCCTGTTGCACTGGTTTCGGCATTAACAACTGTAAATGTAGTTGAACCAACTGCGGTGATAACAAAAGTACCATTGTAACCTGCAGTGTCTGCGCCAGCTACTGTTACAGTCTCACCAACAACAAATGTGTGAGGAGCGTCTGTCGTGTATGTTGCGTCAGCAGGAACAGATGCACCGTCGACGGAAGTGACTGTTGCAGTTTTCGCAGCAACAGT